CCATGGTTGGTAGGCGACGATCATAAACGACTGAAAAAATTAAAAGGCAAATACTTATTCGGACATTTTGAATTGCCCGGATACTTGATGAATGCCATGGTGGCCATGCCGGATCATGGCGAAGTAGATCCCAAAAATGATCTGGCCGGCTTTGAACATGTGTTCTCTGGACACTTCCATAAACGCCAGACCAAAGGCAACATCACCTACCTGGGCAACTGCTTCCCGCACAACTATGCCGATGCTGGCGACGATGATCGCGGCATGATGATCTTGGAATGGGACAAAGAACCGGTGTATCATGCCTGGCCTGATCAACCCATGTATCGTGTGTTCAACCTGAGTGATGTGCTCAAGCACACCGAAGTCATGCTCAAACCCAATATGCATGTGAGAGTGAACCTGGATATCGATATCAGCTACGAAGAAGCTACCTTTATCAAAGAAACCTTTATCGATACCTACAAACTGCGTGAGATCACCCTGATCCCGGCCAAGGTAACAGACCTGACTGAATATGAAATACAAGGTAATATTGAATTTGAGTCTGTGGATCAAATTGTTACCTCACAACTCACCAATATCGACAGTGAAAAATATAATCCCAAATTATTGTTGGATATCTACAGAAATTTATAAATACAATAAGATAACTTGATGGAATTTATAAATGCTCGATAACACAAAATTTGTACCAACGTTTTTATATATTAAACAGCATACTGTAACAGGTCTGAAATATTTTGGAAAGACAACACTATCATACGATAAAATGCTTGACTATAAGGGATCCGGCGATCGGTGGCTCAATCATATAAAAAAATATGGTGCTGAGCATGTAATAACTGTATGGTACCAATTGTTTCATAATAAAGAAGAATGCGAAAATTATGCACTCATGTTTTCCAAACAGCAACAAATTGTTGAGTCAGAACAATGGGCAAATTTAATTCCAGAAAATGGCATGTCAGGTTTTCCAGCAGGATTAACTTTTACAGAATTGCATAAGACACATTTAAGCGAAACTAAGTTAGGTAAAACATGGGAAGATATTTACGGAGTAGAAGGCGCTAAATTAAAAAGAGAACAAAATTCTGCACCCAAAGGACCTATGCCCGAGAATCGCAAAAAAAATATTTCCTCTGCGAAAAAAGGAATGGATGCACCACATTGTTGGACTAACGAGTCTCGTAATAAAGTAAGTAAAAAATTATCTGGAATTAAAAAATCAGAAACCACTATACAGAACATGAGAAATTCTGCTAAAATTATAAAAACCTGTCCACATTGTGGTGTATCCGGTAACGGACCATCAATGCAACGATGGCACTTTAAGAATTGCAAACATGCTAAAAATTAAAACTGTATCAGCAAAAAACTTTATGTCAATTGGCAACAACACACAAGCTGTTGATTTTGACCGCAATGATTTAACTCTAGTATTGGGTGAGAACTTGGACTTAGGCGGAGATGATTCTGGTGCACGAAATGGTACTGGAAAAACAACAATTTTAAATGCTCTAAGTTTTGCTTTATACGGGAATGCCCTAACTAACATTAAGAAAGATAATTTAATTAATCGGACCAATTCTAAAGGCATGATGGTCTGTATTGATTTTGAAAAAGATGGTGTCAATTACAGAATTGAACGTGGGCGCAAGCCAAACGTAATGAAGTTCTTTGTTGGTGACACTGAACAAGAAATCACAGATGATGCACAAGGTGACAGCAGAGAAACACAAGCGGAGATAGAACGTATGTTGGGAATGAGTCACGATATGTTTAAGCATATTGTTGCCTTAAACACTTATACCGAACCGTTTCTTGCACTTAAAGCAAACGATCAGCGTAGTATTATTGAACAGTTATTGGGCATTACCTTATTAAGTGAAAAAGCCGATAAGTTAAAAGAAGCTAATAAATCCACCAAAGACGCTATTACCCAAGAGGAGTTTCGTATTAAAGCAGTCACTGATGCCAATGTTCGCGTTCAAGAACAAATAGAAAGTCTCAAACGTAGACAAGTCTTATGGACAACCAAACATGAAGAAGAGATACAAAAATTACAGGCAGGAATCGAAGAGCTACAGAAAATTGACATCCAGGCCGAGATTCAGGCACACTCGGCGTTTAAGGCATGGGATCAAACTCGCAAGGATATCAATGAATTATCAACGGCGATTGGTCGGACAAAATTGGACCTTTCCCGTGAAGAAAAAAGTATTGGCAAATTGTCTAAGGACATCATATCGTTGGAAAATCATACGTGTCATACCTGCGGGCAGGAGTTCCATGACTCGAAGCACCAACAGGTATTGGGACAGTTGCAGGGAGAGTTATCAACTGCAATACAAAGCCAGGAAACACATGTTGCCCTCCTGGCTGAACTACAGTCAGCTCACGATGGGTTGGGCAAGCTAGGCGCTCGGCCAGTGACATTCTACGATCGAGAAAGTGATGCCATTCATCACCAGGCTAGTGTAGACAACTTGACCAAACAACTTGTTGCCAAAGACACAGAAGAAGATCCCTATACAGAACAAATTCGAGAAATGCAAGAGCAAGGTGTAGAAGAAATTAGTTATGATGTGATCAACGAACTTACCAACGTCAAAGATCACCAAGAATTCTTGCTTAAACTATTAACAAACAAGGATTCATTTATTCGTAAACGTATCATTGATCAAAATTTAAGTTACTTAAATGCCCGCTTGGGACAGTACCTTGACCGTATTGGCTTACCACACACAGTTAAGTTCCAAAATGACTTATCTGTATCCATTACTGAGCTAGGTAGAGATTTAGACTTTGACAACCTATCTCGTGGCGAACGCAATAGACTTATTTTAAGTTTGTCGTGGAGTTTTAGAGATGTTTGGGAAAGTTTATATCAGCCTATTAACTTGTTATTCATTGATGAGTTAGTTGATTCGGGGCTAGACTCTAGTGGGGTCGAAAATAGTTTAGCTATACTTAAAAAAATGAGTCGTGAGAGCAATAAATCAATTTGGTTAGTTAGCCACAAAGACGAGCTAATTGGTCGTGTTAACAATACACTACACGTGGTTAAAGAAAACGGGTACACAAGTTATAACACAGATGTAGATATTGTATAGTTTCAAGACTGTATTACTATTTTGTTACAGGTGATAACTACAATGCATGACATGGCTTTTCGAAGACACCCTTGTAGAAACCCTACCTGAAGACTGCGTTGGTTTTGTTTATCTAATAACAAACAAACTGACCGGTAGGAAGTATATTGGCAAAAAACTTGCAAAATTTAGTAAAACCACTTATCGTGTAGTTAAACTAAAGAACGGTAAGAAGAAACGAAAAAAGATCAAAGGGAAAATTGATTCTGATTGGCAAACCTATTATGGTTCTAGCCCAGAATTAACAAAGGATGTGACGGCATTGGGAGTTGACAACTTCAGTAGGGAAATATTATACTACTGTCGAAGCAAATCTGAATGCAGTTATATAGAAGCAAGAGAACAATTTGCTCGCAGAGTATTAGAAACAGAAGATTATTATAACGGACACATACAAGTCCGTGTACATGGCTCACATATTATCAACAAGATTTAATCCTTAGACACCAAGTCTGCCTGCTGTAAATTCAACACTATTAGGAAATCGCGATGCGGAGAACGCTTAAGAGTACTGTCCTTCAAATATTAGGAATCTCCTGGTATAGATCAGTACGCCGTAACTATTTGGATTTAATGGAATGGTTAGAGCACAACTCCGAATTTATCGACACAAAGAAGTAAAGCACTCTGTTTGGTCTAGGTTGCTAGACTCGCAAGGAGGAACGGTGAGATACCCGGTCTGGATGGGCTTGCGTGTGCAAGGACAATGCTAACTTAAGGCAAAAAATGGTTTGGGCTCCGTTGAAAAAGATACGACCCATGCTCGTAGGACTTGGATTTATTATCGGGTCACTAGGGTTCCGTTGATTTGTGAAGCTAGAGTAAGGGGTACCGGTCAACCGCCTCTGCGTAGGAAACTACAATCTCTTTATAATAAATGACTGCTGTCACTCGGATGATGCAATCATACTTTCACCGTGCATACGGTGAATTATGACCACGTAATCTGGATGATACGGAAAAACACAAATAAGAAAAAAGATGTCTGAGCTTTAGCGAAAGACATAGATTAGCGTAGCTAATCTTAAATGAATCAAAAGAATGGAAGTCCTGAATCTTTGGTAGTTTCCATGTTGCTCTTGATGATAGAACCAATCAGTTCGCGTTCCTGTTGACTGAGGTACATGGCATCTTCGTAGGTGACACCACCGCGCATGAACCATGACATCTTGAGTGCTTCTTCTTTTATGGCTCTTGTCTCTGAATCCATCTTGTCTAGATATTCAACGATCTCGTCGTTGCTGAGAGTCAAGAGCCTTTGACGAAAAAATTTGCGTAGTCAAATTCCAGTGGTATTTCGTATTCTTTAGCACAGTCTGCATTGGTGCAGGCCACTTTACGTGCTTTGATCTCGGCTTCAGCATTGATCTCACCCAAGCGTTTTTGTACTGCACGTACCACGCTGGAATCTACATTGTTGTAGAATTCACGTATGTATTCCACATTGTTCACTATGCTGCCATCGTCCAGTTCAATCAGTTCGGTGCAATTGGTCACAGTATCGATGCTGATTTCCAGCAGTTTGCTCATGCTTTCGGCAACACGACTAGCACGTTCTTCGGCTGTTAGATCGGACTTTTCCAATGCTTCCAGCATGCGCTGTTCTTCAAAGCTGATGGAGTTCTGTTTGTTGATGGTGGCAAACTGCTGTGGTTTGACTTTGATTTTTAAATCGTTTACTTCAATCTTTTTCACATAGTCTGGGCATACGATGGTATCCAGGATACTGCGTAGATCTAGCGCATGATTGTTTTCACTCTGACAAAATGGGCACACAGTATCCAAGTCCATTTCGTTGCCGTAGCTGGCGATGCGTATGCCGATCAGCACAGCATCAACGTCAACGCTGGGCATGGCCCAGGCGCCCTTGACATTGGGGCAACAGCTCTGTATCACATCAACCACACCTTGTCCATTCATCAGGGAGTCTGGTGTGCGTAGACTGACTTCGTCTCGCGCAGTCATTGGATAAACAGGAATCTCGCCGTTGACCGGCAGTTCCAGAGCATTGTCGGCCCAAAAACGCCCGCCACTGGGCAACTTCATATAGATAGCTGGCTGTCTAAAGTATTTAGAAAGCGGGTTTGATGATGCTGTGGGCACAGCAGAGTTAGTTGAATTGTCCATGGTTTTTATCCGATAAATATAAGTTGACAGTAGTATTTACCGGTAAAAAACCAATGGATGAAAATCTCTTACAACAGATCTTAGAAGAACTACGTGAACAGCGCAGAAGTGGAACAGGTACTGGCGGGAAATCTAAGATTGACACCAACCTGGCCATGACAGCTGAACAGCTGGAAAAGTTCAAGAAGAATCTGTCCGACTATACCAAAGAAATAACCAAAGCATCATCCTTCCAGCAGGTGGCCTCCAAGTTTGCAGCCGGACAACGAACCGAAACCATCAATACCAAAGACGCACTCAAAGACCTCAAAGATGCCATCGAAGACACGGTTGAAGCAGAACGCAAGGCCACTGCTTCTAACAACAGAGCAGCGGCCAATGCAGCTCGTGCCCAACGTGCGGCCCTCGAAGAAGAAGTGGCACGTCGTGGTGCCGCAGTGGGCTGGAAAAACCTAACCACCACTACAGGCAACATGGCCGTTGGCCTGCGCAATATCACTGGACAGATGCTGGATGCCGCATTTGATTTTGTCAGCGGCTTACAATCTGGCAAAGAGGGTGCTGAGCTGTATGCCGAAGCCGCAGTCAAAGCAGCCAAGAGCACAGGCGAAATGGCCAAAGGTGCTGGCGACGTTGTGGCTGG